CGAGCAAAAAGGTGTAAACCTTGTGCTGGAAAATATTATATTAAAATGCATCCAGAATTAAAAAAGAAAATAAAATATTGCTCTGAATGTAAAAAAGAATTAAAAGGACATGGAAATCCAAAATTATGTCATTCATGTAATTCTAAAATTACATCCAAAAAGGATGGATTTTTTATTCAGAAACATTATTGTGAATGTGGAGACGAAATTACAGGACATTCAAGAAATTCAAAATATTGTCAAAAATGTAAAGGTAAAGTAAGTGGAGAGAAAATTAAAACAACATTATGTAAGCATCACATTGATACTCACCATTATAATGAACAAGAAGATAATATTATTTATTTAAGCCGAGGAGCACATAGTAAAGCTCATGGAAGTTTAAATAAATTAATTGCTGAATTATTAGAAAGAAGAATAATACGATTTGACAGAAATGAATGTATTTATAAAATGCGGAGAATCGATGACCGATAAGTTCACTTTAGATAAATGTTCAGTATGCGGTGAACATAAGGCATTAAAAAATAATGTATGTGCCGAGTGTGCTGCGAAAAATGATTTACCTGATTTTATGAAAGATATATTTGGAGGATTTAAAAATGAAAAAATATAAAAGAACTTTATTAGATGAGATAAGATATTATGGGTTTTATATTTGGTGGAATTATTTAAATATGTTACCGAGAAAGATTAAATCATTTTTTCAGAGAGGTTATAGAGGTTGGGCAGATGAGGATACCTGGAGTTTAGATTGTTATTTAGCTATTGTTATTTCCCAATCTATTAAACATTTAAAAAAATACTATCATGGGAACGAACCTACTAAAAAGGAATTAGATATTATCATTAAGGGTTTTGAAGCAAATTTAAAACTAATGGATTATAATATTAAACCCTACAGTAAAGATTATACAGTGTTACAGGATAAATTTCATAAAGGTATGAAATTATTAGAAAGATATTTTAACCATCTCTGGGATTAAAAATGCGTATATTAGTATTAGAAGATAATCAGGATAGAATAAACTTTTTTAAACGAGTTTATAGGAATCATACTTATTTTATTACTGCGGATATTAATGAAGCATATCATATTGCAGAGAATACAGAGTTAGATATACTTTTTCTTGACCATGATTTAGAATCTGATAATTTTACAGCATTAAAAGAAGGAAGAACGGGATATGATTTTTGTAAATCTTTAGTAGAAGGAAAATTACAAAAACATTCTATAATTTACGTTCATAGTATGAACCCAATCGGGGGTCAAGCGATGGTAAATTTATTACAAGATAATGGTTACGAGGCATTATGGGTGCCTTATCATTTGTTAAAATTGGAGGATAGGTAAATGGATAAAGATAAATTAATACAAAAGTATAGAAATATGATACAGTATAAAAATCTTTCTGATGAAGAATTAGAACAATTAGTTCAGAAGAAGATTGATGAAGAAGGATTATTAACAGCTTTTGTTGGATTAAGCGATACAGAAAAACAAAAAGCTATCCAACTTTATGACCAGTATGTTTCTGAACATTCATTCGAATCATTAGCAGAAAAAAGTACATTAATTAACTTAGTCTATCTAGAGATGTTAAATGATAGAGTTAAATTGTATATTGAAAAAGAAGGCAAAGATAAACAGGGAGCCATTCCTTTAAGAATGACTGAACAACTTGTTTTTAATAATACACAAATAATGCAATTTAAAGAAAAGTTAGGCATGATGAGAGATGCAGACTCTGAAAATGCTTTAGAATTAATGAATGAATTAAAAGAAAAAGCTCTTACCTATTACAATGAACATGCTGGTTGTACAACGATTCGTTGTCCGTATTGTCAACAACTTTTTAATTTATTAATGGATGTAAGTAATCTAACACCAGAAAAATGTTCATTTTTTAGGGGTACGATGTTATATAATTTACCATTACTCAATCTTTATCATAATAAAAAAATAACTAAAGAAGAAGTTGCTAATGTATTAGGAACTCACATAAATTATGTGGATTTTATTTATAATAATCTTTATCTTAAAGAATTAAATAGCAATGAATAAATGCATAGATTGTAAAAAAGAATTATCAAAAGATAGTAACAGTAAAGCAAGGTGTAGAAAATGTCATTTCCAATATTTACATGATAATCCCCAAAGTTGTGCAAATTTTAAACATGGGAGAGCAATAAAAAAATATTTTAATTGTATAGATTGTGGTATAAAATTAAGTAGCAACCCTTTTGCAAAAAGATGTCATATTTGTGCTACAAAACATTTGCATAAAATTGGATTAATAAATTGTAAAGGAGAAAAAAATTCGAATTGGAACGGTGGAAAACCAAAATGTATCGATTGTGGTAAAAGAACAAAAGATTATAATAAAAAACGATGTTGGGAATGTTATATAAAGTGGACTCAAATACCAAAGAATAATGCTATGTATGGAATTCATAGGTTTGGTAAAAAAGCTCCTGGTTATATACATGGAATGGCATATTTACCATATCCCTTAGAATGGTGGAAAATAAGAATTGAAATTAGAAATAAATTCAATCATAAATGTATTATATGTAATAAAAAAGCCAAACATGTCCATCACATAGATTATAATAAAAAGAATTGTAAAGAAGATAACTTAATTTTATTATGTTTAAAACATCATGTACGAACAAATGGTAATCGTGATTATTGGTATGCTTATTTTAAATATTTAATGGAGAATAGATAATGATTGCTAAGATAAAAGAAAACGATTTAAAGATTTTTCAAGTCTTATCTCATCCGATTTCTTGTGCGGAAGTGATGTTCCACGATTTTGATGCATTAGGAATGTGGAACAAAGACAATTTCGGGTACGTCAGAATTTATCAATATCCCATGATGTCATTTGATAGTTTATTTTTAGAAGATAAAAAAATATCTAAAGAAAAGAATTGGGAAATTAAAAATAATTTAGCAGAAAGTTATAACTTAGGTGGTCGTTTAACTGGTAAAACCAGAATTTCTATTATAATAGATTTTGTAATGGCTACTTTTAATAAAAGTTATAATTGGGCGGTAATTTCATCTTATGATAAATTACATGTGTTAGAAATATTTGAAAAATTAATAAATGGTTTTGAAAATCACAAAATACTTAAAATACTAAATTGTCATTCATTAAGGAGTCCTACATATAAATTAAATTTTGCTAATGGATGTTTATTAGAAAGTGTAAATATGAATATTGCTAGTAAAAATCCAGGCGGACAATTCTTTGGTAAGCACGTTGACCGTCATGCGATGGAAGAGGCTTCTTATTTGACAAAAGAAGTATCTGGTAAAATGTTAATGGCACAGGCTGAAAAAGGGTGTATTAATCGTTATAGTGGTATGACTATTTTTACAAAGACATCTCCTATGGGAGAAATCTTTTTCGATTTAAAAAATAAAAAGAAAATAATAAATATTCCTTCTTATTGTAACCCAACATGGAATGATAAAAAAGAAACAGATGCTATAAAAGAATTTGGTGGTAAAGATTCTCCTGGCTATCAAGTTCAAATAGAAGGTAAAGTTATTGAAGGAGCAGAAAGTGTTTTTGATATTCAAAGAATTAGACAGACTTATATTGTAGATAAAAAAGGAATTGGAATTGAGATTAAAGCATTTGAAATAAATAAAGATTCATTTTTTAGATATAAAGAAATTGTTATTGTTGAGAAACCAATCAATGCAGATTTTTTAGGTGTCTATGCAGATATTGGAGAAGGTGGTGCTCCTTCAGAATATATTATTATTTCCAAAACAAATAAAATTTATAAATACATTTATAGAATTACTACATTCCAACTTTCTCCAGAAGAAGAAAAGGATTTTATAAAATATTTAATTAGTATTTTACAACCTAATATTATAGGATTAGATAATACTTCTGGTGTAGGTAAGGCATTAATAAGTGCATTAATAAAAGATTATCCAGATAATATTATTCCAGTATCATTTAATGAAAATATAGATATTGATTATGAAAAAGATAAGAATAATCAATATATTAGAGGCAAAGATGGAAGTTATGTATTCAAACAAGCCAATGTTGTAGATTGGTCTATGCAATGTTTAAAAGATATTTTTTATAGCAAGAAGATACAAATGTATGAAGATATTAAATTTGATACACAGATTAATAATATAATTGTTGGAAAAACAAGACAAGGGAAAGTTATGTATGATTGTAAAATTGGACAGAACCATTTGTTCCAGGCTTTT